TATTTGCCAGCGTTGCCGCCTGACTGTACCCTGCATATCTAAAATCATTACGGCCAAGCCAAAGAATAGCTATTGCACTATTCTGCACATCGAGAGTGAGTGAACTTGAAGTGTCCGTAGTTCCATAAACTGTTTGCCCTGTAATCTGCAAGGGACAAGCGGCGGGTACTGGTCGAGCAGAGGCTGGATAAGATGTTGGTGTAAAAGTATGTGTATTGGTTGCATCAACAGATAACACGCCTGCCACCCCATACAGTCTCGCGTTTGCGGCATAAATACCTGCATTAGCACTGCCCAGCACACCGTAAGCCGTAGTAGGTCCAGACCATCCTGACAGAGTTACACTACCTGACGTGGGTATTACGCCGCCTGCCACAGAGCAAGTAACACCCACGCCTACGCGTGCAGCAATATCCCATGACTGCTGACCACTAACGCCTTGAATGTAAGTTGTACGTGATGGGTAAAGCGCAGCAAACGCTTGGCTAAACCCAGAATCACCGCCTGGAATAGATAGTGAGTCACCGTAGATTACAAAATCGCTTTGGTGTACCGAATTAACCGTGCTGCTGACTGTAGCTCCGCCCACCGTCAGAGTGTCCACCGTTAATTTCGGGATGTACGTGCGGCCATCTTCAAACATTGCAAGATACGCACGACGCAGAGAGTCAGTTAGGCTACCAATGACTTTGTTATTCCCGATGTATTGGTCTACAGTCTCAGGAGTAAGCATCGTTGCTAAATCAACACCTGATAGCGTTACTGCTGTTACTGTAATATCTTCTGTTGACGTTAATGTATCAACCAACAATTTAGGAATGTAAGTTCTACCATCTTCAAACATAGCTAGATAAGCATTAAGATTCGTGTCCGTCAAACCACCGATAATCTTATTAGCTCCAATAAATTGGTCTGAGGTCTCTAGCCTAGCGGTTGTTAAACTGACGGTTGTTAGCCCTGTAGCAGTATCAAACGTAAAAGTAATGGGGGATGTGGAGTCAACTTCTAGGCCAAATTTAGCGCGTAGAATGCCATCAGCAAGCCATGTGGCTAGTGTTCTTCCTGCGCTGTCTACAATAGCCTTCAACGCCTGACCTCCGTAGACAAAATACTCAGTGGAGCGATCAACGAAAGACAGTGCGGCAGAGTTTGGAGTTTGTGCGATTAAAGTTGCTACGCCGCTATTATTGAGGTATCGGTTTAAAAAATTACCTGAAACAACAGCAAACTGTTGACTGTTTGTTGTTGCTGCAAGCCCTGCTGTTGTATCAGCATAAACATAAACGTTATTAAACGCATCAACGGATTGCTCAAACCTATCGTTAAATTGTTTAGCAATGCTTGGTCTGAGTGACGTGTCACTCATTTCAACTTCTGTATTTTCATCGCCAAGCATAATGTCATTAAAACGATGTACGTCTGCATCAAAAAGCGCGATTGAGGCTTGTATTTCTTCGGGCGTTGGCATTGTTAAGACTCCGCAAAATTCAAAATTGACTCGTTTATAGCTATAGACGATGCAGCTAAGTCATAAATTACATAATAATAATATGACTCGTTAGCATATTTAAAAAGTGACGCATTTATACTTAGCGACAATGCGCCCAAATCATACCAATAATACATTGTTTCGTTAGCATCTTCGTAAAAATCAGGCTCAAAACATTCTAATTGTGCCGATACGCTAAACGCATTATCAGCGATATATTGGCTTTTGTATTGGCCATTTACAAAACGTGCTTCGTGTGTTTTTACCGTATCACTTGTCAACAAATCAATATCGAACCAGTCCGTGCCTTGATTTAACGTACCATCAACAAACGTTTTAAATGTTTCATATTCTGACAGTGTAAAGATAAAATTAACATTAACAAGTAATAAACCATCGCTTAATGTACTAACCTGTCTTACGCGCTCACTATCAAAAACAACTTCGGACGCACTTGCGCCAAAAGTTATCGAATAATTTTGACTTGGTAAATCTAGCGGCCATGTTGCCATTATTTAAACTCCAAATCACATGACACATTAAAACGATTATCAGCACGATAATGCGCATTATACTGACCCAAAACAAAACGCGCTGTTTTTGTTTCTAAGCCGTTTTCGGTCATCAATGTAATACTAAACCAATCATTGCCATTATTCAAAACGTACCTGTGGATTGAGCAAAATAATTTAAAATAACTTAGCGACAAATCAAAGTTGCATTTTGCGGTTTGCCTTTGCTTGCGCTTAAAACGCTCTCGCTGTTGTGGTCTAAAATTGTTTGAGCGAATAACAGCTTTGTCTTGCTCAATAATATATTGAGCATTAGGATTAGGAAAAAATTCAGGCCAGGTTAAAATCATGGAGTCACCGTTATTTGAGATGTTGCGTTAATATCATCACCCCATAAATCCTTAGCCGACAATTTAAAATAATAGGTGCTTGCGTAATTGTTTGTTGTAGTCACTGTGCCGCCGCTAACATAGGGTATGAAAAAAAGGCTATTTACATCAATCGTTAATGTGTTTGTTGTTTTTGCAAGCACTTCGTAAGTGTTTCCGTTTAATTCGGTCATGCCTACAACGCCAGTCACTTCAACAAAATCACCGACATCTATACCATGCGCTGACGTTGTTGTAATGACCGCATCCATAGCCCGAGTTATTGCGCTAATAGATTTAGTTTTAGGCGACTTGGTTAATTGAATGGTCGCTGTGGTATCTTGTACTGTTGCTAACAAATTCGCGCCGCTTGGTGTAAAGCCGCTTGTTGTTGAACCATAGACGCGATAACTCTCAATATCTGATTCACTGTTAGCTGCCCACTGGAACGTATAATAAACATGGCTTGACGTTTCGCTACTGTAAACAAATACAAAACCAGTCGGTACGGTAGGAATAGGATTGCTCACATCTATTGATTCATAACCTGCGCTATCGCCGTTTGTATTTGTGGCATAAACGCGAATCTGTAAATTACGGTTAATATCTGCATCTTCAATCGCATCACCGATACTGTACACAAAATTAGGATTTAATACGTTAGTTGTGCGTATAAGTGTGACACCTGCATCTTGACGTACTTCGACTTTGTACCCTGTGGCATTTGCCACGCTATCCCATTGAATACTTACATGGTCACCAACAAAGCTGCTGACTAATTCAACGCTATTAACATCATAAGGCAAGAATTGAGTTGTACCTACATCGCCCTCCCATTCATCCCACGCACCGCGCCCAATGTTCAACCCTGCCACGCGCAAAAACAAATAAATAGGTTCAACAGTCAAAACAAAACTATTGTTTGTGGTTGTTACCACTGTTTCCCAGTTTTCAGCGTCGCCGCTTTTACGCTCCAAAACATAAGCCTTCGCCCCGTCTGCCACATTCCAACTCACTAAAACCTGAGTTAATGAGCTTGGTAATTCTGACACAGTAAGCCCTGTCACTACGGGTAATGCTGGCTCGATAGTCTCTGACGTGCTGCCAAGCTCAGGCGCAACTTCTTCATAAAATTGATAAAGCCGTGTGTCGTATGGTATGGCTTGAATCTCGACTTGTTTGCCGTTTGGCTTTGTGCTTGTGACAATAGCCAACTTTGCCCACAACTCAGCTTTGCCAAAGTGATAAAAAGGCGGCTCGTTGGCATCATCAAAATAAAAAGTATCAGTCAATGCTTCATCTAAAACCACATGATAACTATCAATGCCCGAAGTTACCAAAAGCGGCTCTGTGGCTGTACCGTCTTTTTTGCGTAGAATGATGTAATGATTGCCAGTACCAAAACTGACAGGCTCGCTAGTCTCAATAATCAAACCATCAATATCGACAACATACCCACCACTTCCCCATCGTGGTACATCGTGGCTAACACTGATTAAGTCACCAAAGGTCGGTATTAAGCCCTCTTTACCCGTGCTAAAGTTAATTGATTCGCGGCGGTATCGTTTAGCCGCCGCTAAATAAAGGCCGTATTGATAGGCTTTATCCCGATTCATACAACCAATGAGTTTTATTTTTTCGGGATTTTCTTCGGGGCTTGATTCGACACTACAAACAACCGTTTCGGCTTTCCATGTTGTTTCATCAATATATTCAATCTCTACGCTGTCATATTCGCCTTGCTCAAAAAGCCTTACATTCCACTGCAATGAGCCTTTTACAATATTTTCTTGGTTAAAGACGCCACTTGGTAAGGTGCGCTCAATATCCCGAATAATGCTAAAAATAGAGCCGTGAATTGTAGGTGAACCATAAGTCACTTTTGCAATAACTGTTAAAACTTCCCAAAGCGTGCTTTTTTGGTCAAAAACCCAATCAAAATTGATATTTTCATCATCTAAATTCTGAGCAATACCGACTAATGTTTGCAAGTCTAAATAAGTATCTGCCAGTTTTGCGCCATAATCAGCTCGCACCGCATCACAAAACGCCCACACTGGATTGCGTGTAGCTGTTTCTACCGACCATCCTCCCGTCATAAATTGGTAATTTACGGGTAGCAATACAAGACACTTTATTGCTTGAGTTGCTGTTTAGATTATTAGAGGCTTTGGCTTTAATAGCGATTAGAGTCACATTGCCATAATCCGTTGTATCTTCTAAAACCGCTCTTAATGCCCCCCATGCAATCGTATCTTGGTCACGGGTGCTTGTGCTGTCTGCATTGGTGCGTCTTGCGCGTACACGATAACGCCCTGCATCTACTGTAGCTGTAAACGTTTTACGCAAGGGCGACAACGAATAAGCAGCCTGATTGTAGTCTTTTAATGTTGTCCATGCGCCGATAGGTGTTCCTGAGTCGTCAATCTCTTGGTATTGAAATAACGCGCTTGCAGTTAATGACCATGTTCCACCTTTAGAGTCTTGGTAATAAATACCTGTGGTATGGATTAAATCAACTTCTAATTGTGTGGCTAGAGTGCCGCTTGGATTAGCATTAAATGGTGCTGTCCAATTCGCGCTAAACACATTGCCCACAGTGTACGCGGGCAATCCTGTGCTGTCGTAGTCTAGCGTAATTGTTGTTGTGGTAACGGCTGTCACAGGGTAATACTGATTAGGCATTCCCGTTAAACCCTCAAACAATACATCATCACCCACAATTACATCATGCGTTAAAGACGTTGTAACAACGGTTGGATAACCACGAGTGATTGACGAAATTAAAAAACTTTTTTTGCCCTCTAATTCTATATTACTAACTTCAACACTCGTTACAACATTTGTCGGTATTAAAGTCACAGGCTGATTAGGCTCTACAATTTCATATTCAATTTCTAAAAAATCATTTATGTTCGTGTCATCAATAAACACACCCTCAATATCAAATTCGCCTTGTCCTAAACATAATAATTGGTAGAGATATTGGTCATTGCCTAAATATCGTGTAAATGGCCGTGATGCGTAACTTGGCCAAAGTTTGTTACGGCCATAAGCAACTTCAATCGGGCTATTAAGCCTTAGCTGATTGTTTGCGCCATTTAGCGAGTATGTCGGGTCAGGTTGTCGCCCCTGTGACATTTCAGGCGGTTGCAATGCAATACCTGCGGCAATTGATGCAATAGTTAAAACGCCGTAAACAATTTCCGTTACGGTCAATTCTGCAAAAAAAGTCCCGATTGCAGCAATTGCAGGGCCTTGCATTTGTGAGGCAAAAACAACGGTATCGCCGTGTTTTAAATTGTTAGTGTCCCAATCTTTACGCAAAACAGGCGAATTATTAACAAAGCAGATTGTGGGTAAATTAAATTCAACAATGTTTTTTAGGTTTAAAACATCGCGAATTGATTGCACGTTATCAACAGTGTATTGATTCTTTTCGTTAGTATTAAACGGATTTAATAATTCAATCACTGTTATTTTCATGTCATTTGCTCATGTTTAAAAAATCGTATTGTTGTCCAACCACTTACTTGTAATGCCCTTAAAGATTGCGCTATTACTTTATCATTACCAAGCGCGTGAATCACCATGCCACACACAAAAACGCCAACATGATGCAAAATCTTATTCTTTGACATCGCCACCGCGCAACCCTCAACAGGGCTTTTGCACTCTAACCAATCTTGCTTATTTTGATGAATCATTTTAGCAATGTTTAGGTTGTCTGTCGCATCAATACCATTAAATAAGGGTAGCTCAATATGATAATGATGTTTGTAAATATGATGCAATAACCCCCAACAATCCACACCTGTTTTAATATCACGCCCACCGTTTACCCATTTTATGCCGATATATTCATAAGCCCAATGATTCATTTTTAATTACCTAAACTTGGGAATCTTGCGCGAGTGTAATACTCAGTAGGCCATTTTTTATTGATAACATCGGCAAACGTGGCACGACCTGATACTTGCAGCATGGTTATCTGTACGTCCTGCAAAATCAGCGATAAAGGAGGGTCAAGTTGTGGTTGTGTTAAGTCATTCGATAAATAAGGTCTATAAATAATCTGTACAGGCGTGGCGTAATCTTTGGCTAGACTAATAAAATCACTAATTACCCTGTCCACATTATCAATTGTTAGCGATAAATCTTGTCTTCCTGATTCGCTTGCTGTGGGTAAATTAAAATTAAACCACACTGGCAAAAAAGTTACTTCTTCGTCTGTTTCTAAATCTGCAACAAGCGGTTTAAAGTCTTGCACAATATAAATAGGGTCTTCAATACTGTCATGCCTAATTTCTAGCGTTTCAAAAACTCTTAAATTGGTGGGTGCAACAGCATAGGCTTCTTTGAGTGCTGCTGTTAATGTTGAGTCCATTATGCACCTCTACGCAAATTATAAGCGTTTTCAATACTACGGCTTAATTGGGTGCCGCCCTGTTGAATATCGGCAACCACTTTCTTAATGACAAAATCTAACACTTGTTGACCGTTTTCGTTAGTACGCTCGCCTGTTTTTTCAACTTCTACGCCTTGATTTAAGTTTGTGATGTTCACCACAACGCCGCCACCGCCCTTAGCATTTTTTAACTTTTCAGCACTGTTACGGCGTGACTCAACATAAGCAGGGCCTTTAACAATTTCCGCGCCTTTTTCTCCGACAATGCCGCTTTGTCCTGCAGGAATAAATCCACCTGTATCTAACATTTTGACAGCTTGAATGCCTGAGATAATCTGACTCATGCTTGATGCAACAATAGCGTAATTTGTTAGTTTTTGAGTGAGTGTCGCTCCCTCTGCCATAGCGTCCGCTAACGCATCGCCCATTTTTAGCGTAGCAATCGCAATGCTAAAACCTTTAGTAATTGCAAACAGGTTTTTGTATGTGCGGCTTTGTTCGCCTACCGTGTTTTTTGCAATATCACTTAACGCAATAGCCACATCTCCTGCGGCTGTCAAAACCATAATCTTGCGCTTTTGGTCAATATCATCTAAGTTTTTAGTGTGCTTTTTCTTTAACTCAGCCTCGCGTAATTGATACTCAGCCGTTAAAGCCTCTTTACCATCATATAACTCTTTAAGCATTGCCAATTCTAAGGCTTGGCGTTCCAGCTCTTTGTTTTTTTGTTGCTCAAATTCATCATCTGTACGACTCAAACCCAAATTAGTATCGACCGATTTTAAAAGCGCGTCTGTGGCTTTTTTGGTTTGACCCTCATCGCCGCCCTTTGCTTTAATGCCAACAATACGCTTCTCATAAAGTTTAATATCAGCCGTTAGTGGCGTGGACTGCATATCTTTAATGAGTTGCTCAGGTTTAGTGACCAATTCATCAAAAATAGCCTCAGCCCAATCACGCGCCGCATTAGCTGACTTGGTATTGTTCAAATCTTCGATTAACTTAGCATCAAGTTTGGCAATTAAAGATTCGCGCTCACCGACATCTGTAATATATTCATTGATATTAGCTTTTGCTTTCGCATAACCATTTCTTAACGCTTCTTCTTCGGTGTAAAGCGATTC